GGCGTAATCCATCAGTTTGGATAAAAATGCCAATCTGTATCGGAGTGGCAAGTAATGTAGGTTCAAACCTAGAAAACCATCATTATATCGTTCCAATACCAAAGTAAGTGGAAAGATATCATAGTATGGCAACTTATCTTTGGTCTTTGGATCATAATAATAACAATACAAACCACCAATCATAAAGTTATTGGTGTGTCGAGATTTTTCGGCTGCAATACTATCAGCAATATTACCCGGACTACGGATGATAGAAATCTTCTTCATTAACCAATCCATTGATTCTCTGGACATAGTTTGAAGTTCGGCTGCTGTTTTTTGCTGAGTGAGTTCTGTAAGTTTAGATGCCATTTGATTATTTAGTTGTTATTTTATAAATAGGTGTAGGTCGCCGAGCGGGAACTCGCACCTACTCTAACATTGTAAAGGAATGCCAGCATGAAATATATATCAATCACTCAAGAACAGTTTAATACTTACAATAAATTACTTTGTTTGGAATTTGATATGGAATTTCAATATATTGGTACTGGAACCATTATTTTTGAAACATCTAAAGTTAGCCAAATAGGAATGACCGGGAAAAATATGAGTAAGGAAGCTAAAAGAAAAATATCCATTTCAAGAACCGGTAAAAAACATAGTGAAGAAACCAAACAAAAAATAGCCAATTCTAGGCTCGGTAAAAAATATCCAAAAAATTAAAGTCCTAGATGGTCTTCCGTAATTAACATGAACTGCCAACCACGGTCTAAACAGAATTCTGTTGCAGCTTTCCATTTGGCCTGATTGACACCCCAAGTTTGAACTTCAATCAGGTATTGTTTGGTAATTCTTTTACGAATCTCTGGTTGAATGGTTTGTTTCTTGGGTTTAACCTCTAACATCATCGTTTTGAGTGTTCCATCTTTGGTTCTCATTTTTACGATGAAATCGGGAAAGTATCGATGCCTACGATTATCTATTGGTGAAACGTATGGAACTATGAGTTCCTCTGAAGCCCAAGATATAATTGATGGATTCTGGTCAAGCCATGACATCACCTTACATTCCCATGAGGAACGATAAATTATATTATTTGCATCACCAATATACTTTTTTGGGTGCTTGGGTATGAATTGTCCTTTATAAGCCATATAAATATGTATATTCAATCCAAAAAGAGAAATGCCATGGGTCTGTCAGTCATTCCAACCAATATAGGTGGGGTTAATATTCCATTAGCCCAATTGCAAGGACCACTTGCATCACTATTTCAAGACCAATCTTCACAAAACTTAATGTTTCCATCAGATTTGGCAACAAATCCTTCGATGGGTCATGCAGTTTTTATTACTGTTCATGATTATACATCAGGTTTTGTGGACGATGCTGGAAAATTAGCAGATGTTGCCGGTATGGCAGGAAAAGATATTGCAAATTCCATGAGTTCTGGTGCTAGCCTTACATCAAAAATTGCAGATGCGGTTGTTACTGGCACAACTAGTGTAATGAAAAATACAGATACTCCAAGTATTTTAAATTATCTTACAGCAAAACAATATAACAGAACAGCCTTACAAAAATCATTAGCAAATATTTCTTTGTTTATGCCAGATACCTTGGTTGCACAACACGACCCACAATACCAAGAAGTTAGTATGACAGAAGTTTTGGGTTTAAAAGGTTATCTAGGTAATGCTTATCAAGATTTTGGTGGTGCTAGCGGAATTAAAAGTTTAATTGATAATTCAAATACTTTTTTAAAATCTGATTTGGCTAAATTAGGCGTTTCAAAAGTTGCCGAAAGAATTAATTCTGCTACCGGCGGTACCGCAGGTTTAGGTGCGGTAGCACAACAAGCTATGGGTTCTGTTTCTAATCCACAAATGCAATTATTATTCAAAGGTGTTGGATTAAGAACTTTTACCTTAGAATTTTTAATGACACCAAAAAATGCACAAGAAGCAGCAATGGTTAAAGATATTGTTGATACATTTACATTTTATTCATTACCTGGTTTTTCTGGTGGTGCAGATGGAAAATCTGGTCAATATTTAACTCCTCCACAAATATTTAAAATTAAATTTAAATTTTTAGGTGGAAATGGAATTCTTGACAATTTAAAAAATTCATTTCAATCTGCAATGAATAGAATTGGTTTAGGATTTTTAACTTCACAAAATCCAAGTGATACGGTTGAAAATGCAAAAGATGCTAAAATTATGTCAATTCGTGATTGTGTATTGGAAAATATGAGTGTCGATTATGCACCTAACGGCTGGGCAGCATATAATGATGGTTATGGAATTCAAACTCGTTTAAATTTAACATTTAAAGAAATGTCTATTATGACAAAAGAAGATGTTAAAAATAATAAAGTTGCAAAAAATTATAGTCGAAGTCCAGGCCAAGTTGCAATAAATGGTTATCAAGATGCTTGGAACAACGATCCAATGGACAGATAAAAAATGAAATACTTTGATACATTTCCGTTTGTTACCACGGCCGATAATAAAGGTAACTATACTCAATTGGTTAATCTTACATTAAGAACCAAGTTAATTCCACAACTTTCTAAAAATCCATTAATATTTTACAAGTATGCAATTCAAGAAGGTGATACACCAGAGATTATTGCAAACAAATATTATGGCAGTCCATATCGTTATTGGATGGTTTTGATTGCCAATGAGATTGCTGATCCACAATGGGAATGGCCATTATCTACACAGCAATTTACTAAATTTATTATCGATAAGTATAAAGCTGCCGCTGGTAGTCAATCACCAATTGATTATACACAGGTTACTAATCACCACTATGAAAAATTAATTACCACATATGATGATTCAAATCAAACCACGGTTATTAAAAATATTGTCATTGATAAAGATACTTACGACTACACAGTAGAAACCACAAAGCAATCAAAGTTTGATTATGGTGGTATTGTTACTTATACTGTAACTAAGAAAGCCGTTTCTATATTTGATTATGAAAATGAATTAAATGAAAAGAAACGAAATATCAAATTAATTAATGCAAATTACATTGCTGATATTGAAAATCAATTTAAATACCTAATGAACTTATAATATGGCAGACATTAGCAATCCTACTGGTGGCACCAAGGTATTACGATACCCCACAGAGTATCAACTATCACTATTGAATCTATACACCTCCGTTCAAGGAGAAAGTATAGTTAATTTGATTCCGTTTTTGATGGAATTAAATTTATTTGAGGACATTTATGGAAATACCATATCTGGTCAATTATTGTTATCTGATGCTGTAGGATTAATTTCAAACTTCTCATTGAGTGGTAATGAATTCATCCAAATCAAGTTACAAAAAACTGAAGGTGATGAATACGCACTTACAAGAAATTTTAGAGTATACAAAATTACCAATAGGTCACCAGCCGACAGTAACAACTATGAATTGTATACCTTGAATTTTGTTTCTGAAGAATTCTTGGTATCTGAACAATATCGTATATCCAAGTCCTACAAAGGTAAAAAGGTATCAGAAATCATTACTGATATTCTTAAAAACTATTTAAAAGTGGGTTCTGGTAAAAAGAAACAAATGTCAATAAGTGAAACGCAAGGCACTTATGATTTTATTCTACCAAACAAAAAGTTATTTGAAACCATTAATTGGTTGTCCAGTTATGCATTACCAAAGGCTGGAGTTGGTGAAGGTGCTGACATGATATTCTTTGAGAATTCGGATGGGTACTGGTTTAAATCTTTGCAAGAGTTATATGCACAAAAGGTATACAGAACTTATCGGTTTGATCCAAAAAACCTTTCAAATCAACAAATAGATGCACAGTTATCAAACGTATATAAGTTTGAAATTTTAAACTTGTTTGATACTTTGAGTGCCATTAAAAACGGAACATTCTCAAATAGAGTTATTACGATTGATCCATTGTTAAGGAAAGTTAAAACAACCGATTTTAATTATGATACTTATTCAAAGAAAGCAACAAAGATAAACGGATACTCATTAACGAATAATTATAAAAATCGCATGAACAAAACGATTTATGATGCCCCTCCTGCCGATTTGAATCATGGCACATTAAGGATGGTTACATCAAACTCTGAACAAAAGAAGAGCGCCTTTGTTACCGGTAAAGCTGGCGGGCCAAATTATGTTGGTTCTGATATTTTTATTGAAAAGTATATGCCAAATCGGGTGGCGCAGATTGCATTGGCCAATTATATTAGAATTAAATTAACAATTGCTGGCGATCCATTCATAACTGTTGGTAGAATTGTGGATTTTGAAACATTAAAAGATAATCCTAATGCAAGTTTTTCTAAAGCAGGTTCAGCACCGGCAAGAGCAAGAGATCCAATGTTATCAGGTAAATATTTGGTGACAGCCGTTAGGCACATAGTTAGGAACAACTCCTATATAACTGTGTTGGAATTATGCAAAGATAGCTTTGAAGAAAAGATATCATCTTTTAATACTGGCGATGGTACATTACAGAGCCTTGTCAATGGTGAGCAATTATAATGGATAGAAATAGTTTTCTTGGAAATCAATTTGTTTGGTGGGTTGGTGTGGTTGAAAATGAAATTGATCCATTGGGCGCTGGTCGTGCTCAAGTTCGTATATTTGGATGGCACACAGCCGATAAAAGTTTGTTACCATCAAAAGATTTGCCGTGGGCTCATCCGGTACACTCAATCAATAATTCAAGAACTTGGTCTCCATTACAATCGGCTGGAAAAGATGGTACTCCCGCAGATTGGGTTGTGGGATTTTTTATGGATGGAGAATCAGGACAGTTTCCAGTAATGTTTGGAGTTTTACCAGGAATACCTCAATAAAATGGCTGACCAATTAGATTCGATAGCGGAACAAGGCACAGTAATTACTGCGCCAACAAATACCACTTGGCAAGCAAACAATGCTTCCACATTAACGGGTGGTGCAGTCGGTCGTGTAAAAGGCACCATGCAAGAATTGGCTGCGGCCAAAAGAGAACATAATTGTGATATTTGTGCTGGTGTGAATAAAGATATTGCGGTGGCCAAAGCAGAAATTATGCTGTTTGTTGGCACTTTAAGAACAACCATCGAAGGTTTGTTTGCAGGAACATCTTCTAATCCTGCGGTAGAAGATATTAAACAACAGATATCAGCAGTCAAAGCCAAAGTTAAAGCAATTAAAAAAGAAATTGAACCAATACAAGAACAAATTAAAGCAATTCAGGCATACATTAAAGAAATGCAAGATTTAATTGCATACATTCAATCTTTACCAGGTGAATTACAAGCATTATTACAGGCGTGTTTATCCGAAGCAACAGCAGGTATAACACAAGCAATTAATGAAATTAAATCTACACCAGGTGCAATTATAAATGAAGTAAAATCTACTGCTCAAGAAACTATTAACACAGTCAAAGATATTGAAGCGGCAGTTAATGAAATTCCGGCAGCTGCTACTGATGTGGTAGTATCCGTAACTCCAACTACTCCGGAAGCATAAGGTAAAAAATGCCAAATAGTGCATGGACAGAACCAGTTATTGTTGATTTAAAAAATCAACCAAAATATCCATTTAATACTGTAACCGCAACCAAAGGTGGTCATTCACTTGAAATGGATGACACGCCATCTAAAGAACGTGTGCGTTTGCAACACCGTTCTGGTTCTTTCTTAGAAATGCAGCCCAATGGTGATGAAGTTCATAAGATATATGGTGATGGTTATGAAATCATTGCTGGTGCAAAAAATGTAATGATTAAAGGACAATGTAATGTTACCATTAAGGGTGCATCCGTTGTTACTATTAATGGTGATTCTGTAATTAATGTAGATGGTGATGCCACACAGTTTGTTAAAGGTAATCTGGTACAACAAGTGAATGGTACTGCAAAGATTACGGCCAAAGGTGATATGGATTTAACCTCAAAAGAAGATATTACAATGTCCGCACAGAATGTTTATGTCAATGCAGATTTATCGGTTCGTGGTGCAATTTCTTCTACATTAAGTATCTCTGCAACAAATAATATCACCGCAGGTATGCAATCATATGCAAAACTTGGCTTTCTTACTCCTGGTTATATTACCGCAGGATCACCTGTGCCTTTGAATATGGCACCAGGTTCTATTCATACGACCGGTTGGGTGCAAGGTCAATTGGCAACATTTGGCAGAATGTATGGTTTGGCTGGTTTATTAGGTGGTACAGGACTCATTCAAGGTGTTAATGTTACTGCAATAAAGCAGGTTACTGGTGCCATAGTTTTTGGTGCAGTTGTTAAAGATCCAGTATTCTCGATGGCTGAGGATCGTGCAATCTTCAATGCACATAAACATTATGATTCTCGTAATGGAGCAACTAGCTTACCAACTCTATTACTTTAAATAGTTGACCACAAGTAGAATAAATAAACAATGGCATATAACGACCACATTTACTCCGATTTAGATTTGACATTCAAAAAGGTTCCTGGAACCAAAGATGTTGCTATGAAGTATGACGAACAAGCGGTTATTCGTTCTATTCGTAATCTTTTATCGACCAGTTTATATGAAAGGTTGTTTCAACCTGACATTGGAAGTTCACTCAACAAACTACTATTTGAACCTGTCACTTCAATAACAGCAACAATGATTGAAGATGAAATTGTTAGAATGATTTACAACTATGAGCCTAGAGCTTCTGTAAGTCAAATTTTTGTTACTGCCAAAGCGGACAGTAATGAATTCGATGTTTCCATGTATCTTTTGATTGGAAACCAAACCACACCTACCGCATTTAACTTAATATTAACGAGGTCCAGATAATGGCCGGAGCAAATTCAAATATTCAATTAACTTCCTTAGATTTTAATACACTCAAAGGTAGTTTTAAAAACTTTCTAAGAAGTCAAGATACATTCAAAGATTACAACTTTGAAGGTTCTGGTATGGCTGTTCTTTTGGATGTTTTAGCGTATAACACACAGTATAATGCATACTACTTAAATCAAGTGGCCAATGAAATGTTCTTGGACTCTGCGGTTCAAAGAGCATCTGTGGTTTCTCATGCAAAATTATTAAACTATACTCCAAAATCTGCAATTTGTCCTACTGCAACTGTTAATATTGTTATTGATAATGTTTCTCAGTCATCATTAACTTTACCAGCATATACTACATTCCTTTGTTCAACAATTAATAATGTTAACTATACCTTTGTTAATACAAATGCATATACAGTTAATGTGGTAAATGGTACCGCAACTTTTAATAATGTTGAAATTAAACAAGGTGTATTGTCAAACTATAACTTCACAGTAAATTCAACTACTAACCCAACTTATACATTTGAAATTCCTGATGATGCAATTGATACCACATCTATGTTTGTATCGGTTCAAGATTCTTTAGCAAACTCATCATATGACATCTATTCATTGGCCGATAGTTATTTGTCATTAACCGGCGAATCAAAAGTATACTTTTTACAAGAATCATTAAAAAATAATTATGAAATCTATTTTGGTGATGGAATTCTTGGTAAAAAATTAACTGATGGAAACATTGTTTCTGTTGCATACCTTTCTACTGAAGGTTCTGCTGCGGCAGGTGCAAACAGTTTCACTATGATGGATTCTGTTGCAGGATATACACCAACCTCAGTTAACTCTGTAATAGCTGCAACACAAGGTGGTACAAAAGAATCTATCGATTCTATTAAGTTTCAGGCACCAAAATCATTCTCAGCACAAAAACGTGCAGTTAGTAAAAACGATTATATTTCTGCAATTCAACAAAATAAATTGGGTATTGCGTTTGATGCTATTTCTGTATGGGGTGGAGAAGAAAATGATCCGCCAGTATATGGCCAAATCTTTGTATCTTTAAAACCAACTGGTGCATATAAGATAACCGATACACAAAAAACACAAATTATTAATGAAGTTATTAAACCTATTAGTGTTTTAACTATTACACCAACAATTGTTGATCCAGATTACACTTATTTAAAACTAACAGTCAATGTTGTATATGATCCAAATCAAACTGTTTTGACTGCTTCACAGATTCAAGCAGGTGTTAAGGTTGCTATTCAGAACTTTGCTGATACGACATTAAACACATTTAATTCAACATTTAATCCGTATGAGTTATTGGGGGCCATTCAAGGTTTTGATAAATCAATTATCACCAGTGAATATGGCGTTAGAATGGAAAAGAAATTCTTTCCTAATTTAATTTCTCCAACAACATATAATTTGGCTTACAACACCACATTAAACAAGAGTATGTTTTTGAGTGGTGTGAGTAGTTTACCTGCCATGTCATATTTAAATCCAAGCAACTTGGCCGAAACTATTACTGGCGTATACTTGGAAGAAATTCCTTCATCCACTAACGGTGTTGAATCTATCTCAGTTTTAAATCCCGGATTTAATTACACATCTGCACCAACAGTTACTATTCTTGGTGATGGTGAAGGTGCAACAGCTCATGCCGTGATTGTTAATGGTTCAATTAGTAATGTTGTAATTGATTCTATGGGTACCGGTTATACTAGTGCATTAGCATTAATTACAAATGCTTCTGGAGATACAACCGGCCAAGCTGGCGCATTAACTGTAAACCTTGAAGGTCGTTATGGTACAATCCGTTCATATTATTTCGATACAAATACCAATGTTAAGAATATTTTAAATTCAAATGTTGGTACAATCGACTATCAGAATGGAATGATTACACTTAATAATTTTAATCCTTCTGCTGTTGATAATACAATTGGTGAGTTGGCCATTTCAGTAAAACCAACCACATCTATTATTTCTTCAACATACAATAAGATTATTACTGTTGATCCATATGACACCAATTCAATCGTTGTTAATGTAACTGCCAAAAGTTCATGATAGAAAATAATCAAAAAACATCGTTATTGGTTTCTTCTCAGTTACCTGAATTTATTCGGGATAACCCATCCTATGACAATTTTGTATTGTTTCTCAAAGCTTATTATGAGTGGATGGAATTAAATAATAATCCATTAGACCGCAGTAAAAATCTAATGAATTATGTTGACGTTGATAAAACTACTGATGAGTTCATTGATTATTTTTATAATGAGTTTCTTACTTATTTTCCAAAAGATATTCTTGGTGATAAAAGAAAAGTTGCCAAGATTGCCAAAGAATTATATAACTCTAAAGGCACACCTGCATCATATGAGTTTTTATTCAAAGTTCTCTATAACTCTCCAGTAGATTTCTTTTATACTAAAGATGCCGTTCTCAGAGCATCAGCCGGTAAATGGTATTCCTCTAAGAGTTTAAATTTAGATACAAAAGATCCAAATTTTTTATTGTGTAAGAACTATTACGCATTTGGTGAAACCACACAATCATTATCAGTAATTGAAAATGTGATGTATGCTGGATTCAAAACAGTTCTTTACATTTCTAATGTTGAACGTGGATTTGATTCTGGTGAATATGTTCGTATTCTTGACAATCACTATCAAGATGTATTATTCAATGGTGAGCCACTCAGAGCAAAAGTTGTAGGACAAGTTACACAAATTAACATTGATGAAATGAATCGTGGTCATCTGTATAATCCAGGCGATCCTGTGGTTGTTTATGGTGGTTTAAATTCAAATACTGGTATTGGTGCAGCCGCTTCGGTTCAATCAACCACAAAAGGTTCTATCACCAGTATTCGTGTTGTTGATGAAGGTTATGGATATCGAGTTGCACCAAATACACTAATTACTATTTCTGGTGATTCAACCGCAACCGCAACGGTTACTGGTGTTGACACCGATCCAAATAAAACATCTAATGTATCTTTGGTGCCAATTAATACTATTGGTAATCAAGCCAATATTAGATTAAATGCAAATAATTATAACTTTACAGCGAATATTACTGCAAACTTAAATTGTTCATTAGTTAACGCATTTAGTTTTATTTCATTTACAACATACCCAATTTCTGCAATCGTTTTGGATCAATCAGGTTCAGGATTCTCTACTGCGCCTACTGTTGTTGCTGATTCATTATATCAAACTGATAATACAGCCATTGTTGCAAACATTAGAACACTAGGTATTCTTGCACCAATTCAAATTCAAAATGCTGGTACTGGTTACAGAGCAAACGACACCATCGTATTAAATGGTGGATCTGGTTATGGTGCTCATGCCAATATTACTTCAGTTAATGCAAACGGTTCTATCGTATCAGTAAGATACACTTACACCAATCCAAGTTCAAACATCCAATATTATCCTTTAGGTGGTATTGCATACAGTAAAGGCAACTTGCCTTCTGTGTCCGTTGTATCAGGTAACGTAGCTGCGGCCAATGCAGTATTAACTATTCCTGGTATTTTAGGTGATGGTGCAACATTCTCAACCACAATTGATGCTGGTGTGGGTGCAATCTTTTCTATTAATGTGGATAATCCTGGTAAAGATTACGTTTCTCAACCAGGAGTTTCTGTTCGTGTTCAAGATATTTGTGTAAATAACGTTTCTATTTTGAATTTACCAACAAAAACAAGTCCTGCATATCAAGGCACGAACTTTGCAAGTGCAACATATACTTCTTATGTTGATGGTTTGACTAGTTTGGTTTCTCAACCAAATTCTGCAAATTCTTTATACAATTTGAGAGTTTACAATTACAATACTGATATTGATCCAACTAAACCATTAAAAATTGATACTGGCAACGGAACACTTACATTAAAAGTTGCAACCAATTATGCATCTTATAATGCGGCAAGTCGTTACAGTTCTAATGGAACAATCACTTATGGTGACGGATCCGCACAGGCAGCTGCATTATTCTTAAATGGTCTAGTAACAACACAAGGTCAATATCTTGATACTACTGGACATTTAAGTTCATTTGACGTATTGCAAAGTCAAGATTACAATGATTACACCTATGAAATTACTCTTGAAAAAGAAATTGCAAAATACAAAAACATATTATTGAACTTATTACATCCTACAGGAATGAAAGTTCTTGGTCGATATGTAATGAAATCAGAAGTAAAGTCCAGTTTTACAGAAGTTATGGCAGGAAATTATGGCCACACACTAGGTTATTATACAGGTGATACAGGTTCTTCTGTAACCATGTCAGCCAATTTTACTAATGCAAGTAATAATTTGGTACAATTTAATTCTTTGGTTGGTGCAAACCTACAAGGTATTTTGAGTCCAGGTAATACCTTGAGAATGACTGATAGTTATGGATTCACAATTACTTCAGATGTTTTGTCAGTTAATACTTCAAATACAGTAACTATTACAGATAATGTATGGTTAACCTATGCCAATGTGGCATATACATACGCAAACTCTGGTGCAAACGTCATAAATATAACAACGTTGACCAACTTGTATGATATCATAAACAACGGTAATTACAGTAACACGGCAAATCCATTATTTGATATTGTTCGTGTTGGTGACAAGGTTTTGGTCGCAAACAATACACAAAAAACAGTAACAAGAATAGATTATGGCAACGGAAAAATATATTGTGATTCCAATTTTGCCAATAATTCTATTTCTTTATTATCCGTAAACAGAACATTTACAACAACCAATGTTCAAATTTTTGGGCCAATAGGAACACAATATTTCCCATTAATTACGGACGAATTTGGTAACGAAATCATAACAGAAAATGGAAATTTCATTCTACTAGGATAAGAAATGTCAACAGTAAAAATATCACAACTACCTCTAATCTCAACGCTTAATGCAAATACCGCAAATACATTATTTGTGGGTGTAGATATTCCAACAGGTGTAACAGGTAAATTAACCTCACGCACATTGGCACAAGGTTTATATTCAAATGAAGTTTTGAATGTTGGTTTAAATCAGCAAAACTTACCTAATACAGTTGCTCAGTTTGCACTTGCTGGTGAATCTTATATTCAAACTAACTTAGTTAATACCAATGATGGCGGTACTGCTGATATTGTTGTAACTGCAAACGTGGGTTCAGGTGGTTCAGATTCCACCAACTTTATTGACATGGGTTGGGCTAATAAGAACTATCAGCCGGGTTTAGAATTTAATAATATTGGCAATTCAGTTAATCCGAATGATGGTTATTTGTATGTCCAAGGTGCTGCAGGACAAGTTTATGGTAATTTAATTGTAGGTGCAACAGCCTCTGGCGCACAAATTAAATTTGTTGCGGGTGGTGGACAAGCAGCAAATATTGTTGCAAGAATGACTTCAACAGGATTGGTACTTAATACACAATCTTCAATTACTTTCTCTGATGGTTCAATTCAATCGGTTGCTTATAATCCAGGAACAGAAACAACACAGAATACCAGAATCCAAAGTATTGAAACCATTAACAGTAATCAGAATACTTCCATTAGTATTATACAAGGTGTTGATGCAACTCAAAATACACAAATTCAAGATATTCAAAGTGTCAATCTTACACAAAATACAGCTATTGCAACTAATTCAGCCAATACTGTATACTTACAAGGTGCATTGAATACTGCTAATGCAAATTCTGTAACAAATGCAACAACCGCACAAAATGCTTTCAATAAAGCAAATACAGCAGTTCAAAATACTGCCGTTATTCAATTAAATACCGTTCAGCTTTCTGGTAATTTAACGGTTACAGGATTTGTTTCAGCTAATACAGGTAACATTGGTAATTTAACAATATCAAATAATGCAATATACTCTACTTTAACTGATAGTGATATCACAATTGGTCAATCAATTGCAACAGCCAATTTGGTTATCAATAGAACAACAAATATTACCAAAGACCTTACTATAACAGGAAATGTAATATCTAACGGAACACTTATTGATTTTAATAATTCAACATTTAATTCAAATATAGCTTTTGTTCAAATAACAGCAAGTAATAATGCTGCAACAGTTGCACCTTCAAATACTAATTATATGCTGCAGGTTACAGGTAAAGCAAATTCTGTAACCAGAGTGGTAATTGATAGTTTTGGTCAAAATACATATCCAGTTGTTGTTGGTCGTATGGGTCGTGGTTCTGCTGATTTACCAACAGCAACTCAAAATAATGATGTAATAATGCGTGTTGTAGGTAATGGTTATACAGGCACACAATTTCCTCCATCTTCACCTACAAAAATTGATTTTGTTGCAGCTGAAAACTTTAGTAATACTAATAGAGGTACACAAATTCAATTTTGGAATACTCCAATAGGATCAAATACAATTCAAAAAATTGCAACATTTAATGCTGACACAGTATCATTTACCGGCACAGTTAATCCAGGAAAAGGTTTTGTATACAGTCCAACAGTTTATCCTGGTGCTCAAACGGCCATTACAATCGATGTGACAAATAATTCTTTGGTTCGTGCTCAAACATCTACAGGATTAGTAGTAACATTATCCAATTTGATGGCCGGTAAAGAAGTGGTGGCATGGATTACAAACACAGCAGGTACCAATCAAACATTCACTCATGGATGTTCTGCATTGAATTCGACAGTTAATGCAACGACATATAATATTCCATCAACTTCAACCATTTTAGTTAGATATATGTGTATTGATACTACGGCACAAAATACCTTTGTAGCTATCACCAAGGCTTAATAAATAAATTATGGCAAATCAATCACTACTTACATATAATGCAAAAGTTGCTCAAGTAGAGCAAACTTATTACTCACCTACTGCGGTATTGCCAATCACTGGTACTCCGATTAGCACAACTTATGTGTTTCTTTCTAGGGTTCTTCCTTGGGGTGATGACCTTAATCCTCCTGTACCTGAACAAAGCCAAGTTTATTTGAGAAGTGTTTTTGCTAATATGTTTGCAGCCAAAGAAATATTGTCAAACAATATTAGTCCGGTAATTGAAAGAAATGATTGGACTTCTGGTACGGTATATGATTATTACCGTGATGATGTTGATATGTTTGCAAAAGATAGTAATGGATTTTTACTTAAACATTTTTTTGTAAGAAATCGTTACGACCAAGTTTTCAAGTGTTTGTGGAATAATAATGGCGCAGCATCAACAAACGAGCCATTCTTCAAACCAGGAAACTACGGAACAAACAATATTTACCAAGATACTGATGGATACAAATGGAAATATATGTATACCATCGATGTGGGTTCAAAGAAAACCTTTATGGATAGCACTTGGATACCAGTTCCTATTGGTAGTCATACTCCTAATCCTTTACAATCTACGGCTGCCAGAGGTGATATTGAAGTAATCAATGTTATAAATGGTGGTAGTGGATATCCAAATGATGGATCGGTTCAAGTGGTAATTACTGGAGATGGTACCGGTGCAACTGCCACTCCTAATATTACTGGTGGTATATTTACCGATATTACTGTAACGAACTCAGGAACGAATTATACAACGGCGGCTATATCTATTGTTAGCTCTACTGGCGCAAATGCATCCTTGATTGGTCCTATCAGTCCTGTTGGCGGCCATGCATTTGACAGCGTATCAGAATTGGGTTGTTCCAACGTAATGTTGACTGCCGAATTTAATGGTACTGAAGGTGGTATTATTCCAACTGATATTGATTATCGTCAAGTTGGTATTCTAATCAATCCTACCACAAAGAGTGGTTCGCCATATCCAGCAAACGGTAGTATTTACAGCACAACAACTGATATTACAGTAGCTACAGGTTTTGGTGCTTTTGTTCCAGATGAAGTATTTTATCAAGGTCCATCACTCGATGGTGCAACATTCTCTGCAACAGTATTGAGTTTTAATCCAACAACCAATGTGGTAAAGCTAATAAATACAAAAGGAATTCCAATAACCAATCTTTCAGGTTATGGAAGTGTATCAAGAACGGCAAGAACAGTATTGGGTATTAGTCAACCAAATTTTGTTGCATACTCAGGTTATCTTGCTGCAATTCAAAATAGAAGCGCTGTTACAAGAAGTGCTGACGGAATAGAACAATTCAAATTTGTTTTAGGTTATTAAGGGAAAAAAATGCCGCAGAATTTTAATGTTGACCCATACTACGATGATTTTGATCCATCGAAAAATTACCATCGTATTCTTTTTAAACCTGGTTATGCGGTTCAAGCTCGTGAGTTAACACAGGCACAAACTATCCTGCAAGACCAAGTTACCAAGTTTGCGGACAACATTTTCAAACAAAATACTCCTGTAACTGGTGGGCAATTAACCACAAACTTAAATTGTTCTTATGTTAAGTTACAATCAACATATAATAATGTTCCAATTGATATTACTCAATTTAATGGTCAAACTGTTCAAAATGCAACAGGTACAGTAATAGCTAAAGTGTTGGTTGCGATTGCGGCCACAGGAACATCTGCTACTGCCGATCCAGCTACATTAATTCTTTCTTACAAAACTGGTACACAATTTACTGATAGTGATGTTATCTATGTTACTGGTTCAAATGCAATCGCTAAAGCCGCTACTAGTGCTTCTACTGGTTTAAGTTCAGTTGTTTCTATTGCACAAGGTGTATTTTACATTTCTAGTAATTATACCCGTGCTGATGGCATTCAAATTTCTAACGGAACATTCGTTCAAGTTAATCCACAAACTGTTGTGGTTTCAAAATATAGCAATACTCCTTCAGCTCGTGTTGGTTTAAATATTACTGAATCTATTGTTGGATTTACACAAGATGCAACATTATTAGATCCTGCGGTAGGTGCTTCAAACTATCAAGCACCAGGTGCAGACCGTTATAAAATTGCATTAACACTTGAAACTCGCCCTTTGTCATTAGGTAATGACGACACATTCATCGAATTGGTTCGTATTGATGCTGGTGAGATTATTAAAATTGTTAACGGCACAGTTTACAACGTAATCGATGACTATTTTGCTAAACGTGATTTTGAAACTAATGGCGATTATATTGTCAACGACTTTAAATTAACACCAAAAGCAAATACTGCTGATGCAGCCAATAGTACCTATTTGATGAGTGTTGGTAGAGGTATTGCATATGTTCACGGTTATCGTTTAGAAAACCAATCACCTGTTGACATTACTTCAAAAAGAGCAAGAACAACAGCCACATCAAATAATGCTCCTGTGTTTATTGATTATGGTTCATATTTTTATGTTGATACTGTAAAAGGTGCAAATGCTTCTTTCTTCGATACAACAACATATGGTCAAATTGATTTACATTGCGTAACAGCGGCAAACATTGCAACGGCCAATGCATTAACATATAATTCTACTTTAGTTGCAACTGCAAATATTCGTGCTTTAATTTATAGTAGTTCATCAAGCGATACACTATCAAATACTTATGTGTATAAAGCATATGTAACTTCTGTTCAAAATCAAGCGTTAAGTAATACTGTTGTTGCTGCAACGGCCAGCACAATTACTTTACCAAACACATTCTCATCTGCCAATGATGCATATAAAAATGTTGAAATTACAATTACTTCTGGTGCTGATGCTGGTGATATTAGAACCATCGCATCATATAATGGTGTAACAAAAGTTGCAACATTAAGCACCAACTGGACAGTAACACCTTCAGCAAACGATGCTTTCACATTGTTATTCAATACTGCTGATATTGAAACTTTGGTTGCTGCAACAAAATCTTCTTATCCTGCAACAATTACTGCTACTGCAAATATTAATAACATAGGTAAACAAGGTAACATCATTATTGGTGATACAGTATTACAAAATCCAACAGTACCAGAATTGGTGTTTACTGTTGGAAGTCCTTATGTTTCATCATTAATAAACACATCTTACACTACACAACAAGTATGGAGAAGTGTAGCATTTACTTCTACTGGTTCTGGCTATGCTGCACAGTTGAATTATCAAGGTGATTATCTTAATGTAGTTAAACATTTTGGATCAGGAAATTCAACACTTTCAAATGATGTTAAAAAACAAAACTATACAGTTGTTGTAACTGCTGTTGGTTCTGGCTGCACATTAAACGTTGGTGATAATGTTCCTTGGACAACTTCTGGTCGTAGTATTGTTTTAAATAATGATTCTTCTGTTGCAACACTTACTGCAACTGACGTTGGTGGCACATTTACTGCAACAATTTATGCCAAAGTATATGTTCAAAATGGACAAAATACTGGCCATATTCTCAAAAACAAACTATTGATTCGTGCAAATACTACTGTATTGAATACAAGTAATACTGCTGTCGATTCATATACTTCTGTTGATGACACAACCACAACATCTACCGGACAAATCTACATCAAGAAGGCTGGTTTAGTAGCAGCTGGTCAAAAACAATCATTGTATTTGTCAGATGTTAAGAGAGTTGTTAAAATTATTGACACAAAAGATGCCAATACTGCACCAACTTTAGCAATGTTGTCAAGTCCTTCTTATGATATTACCAATTCTTATGCTTTTAATCGTAATCAAAGAGATGACCATTATGGCCACGGATTCCTTACATTAAAACCTGGTTATTCACAACCAATTGGTAACATTATGGTATTTGTTGATTACTATCAACATTCTGGTGGTGATGGATTCTTTAGTGTCAATTCTTACACCAATGAAAATTATCAAGAAATTCCACAATACATTACCGGATCAGGTACAGTTTATTCATTGAGAGATTGTATTGACTTTAGGCCTGCAAGAACAAATGCAACGGCCGCATGGTCATTACGTTATTCTAACGGTGCATCAAATAAAGGTGTATTTTTACCTGTTGACTTATCAACATTTACTGGTGATTACTCTTATTATCTTGGAAGAAAAGATAAACTTATTTTAACTAAAGATAGAAGTTTTGGTATTATTGAAGGAACACCTTCACTTAATCCAATATTTCCATCTGAACCTGATGGTGCATTGGTAATTGCAAAACTTACACACAATCCTTATACAGGTTATGTTCCAACAGAAGCACCTAACGGATTCGTTCCCAATTTAAGTATTGATAAAGTTAAACACAAGCGTTATACAATGCAAGATATTGCAGGTCTTGAAGATAGAATTAACAATGTAGAATATTATACATCATTATCTTTATTGGAACAGAACGCACAGAACTTACAAATTTCTGATGCATTTGGTTTAAATAGGTTTAAAAATGGTATTTTAGTAGATGACTTTTCTGGCTTTGCAACGGCAGATACAAACAATCCAGATTATTTTGCAACAATTAATCGCCGTGAAGGTAAAATGACTGCATCTCAGGCAGTTCAAAACTTCCAATTAAAATCAAGTGCTTTAGTTTATAATTTAGCGCAACCTTCAGCCACAACATTGAACAACTTAGGATTCTCAGTTAAATCTGATGGTTATGTAAATTTCTTTACTTTACCATACACATCTGCAAATGCTGTGGTTCAAAAAATTGCTTCACGAGCAGTCAATCTTAATCCTTTCTCATTCGTTTCAAGAGAAGGAACATTAAAATTATCTCCAAACGTAGATAATTGGGTTGATACAAATTACTCACCAGCTTTGTTAATTGTTGATCCTAACTTACAAATCTATCGTGCCAATTCACAATCGTTGAATGTTCTTTCTGGTGGTGATTGGAAAACAATTTCTGGTACAACAACCACAACAACATCCGGGCCAGTTCAAGGCCACGGTACTAATTGGTCTCCATTTGGTGATATTGGTTATGTAGCAACAACAACAGTTACTAATTTACAACAATCAAGAACTACCACCGTTGGTGCATATGATAAAATTGATAACACCTACGCATTTAATAATAATTATATTACTGACATTTCAGTATTACCATTTATTCGTGCTCAACAAGTAGCGGTTCGTGCAAAACAACTATTGTTTAATACTCCAGTTGAAACTTTGTTTGATAATGTTGATGTAAAACAATATGTTCGTAAAACAAACGTCATTGAGTTGTCAAATGTAACTGGTACTTTCCCTGACGATGGTGTAATTGGTTATACAAGCGGTGGCGTATTTACTGGTACCGCTAGAATTATTGGTACAAAAGTTAGTGGTAGCAATACACGATTGTATGTTGCGGCAGATCCATACACAACAACATATACAACCACAGGAACAATTGAGCTTGCAATTGAACTTGCTGGTGGTTTTCCTGCATATGGCTATGTAAACCCTTCAGGTACATTTGTATCATCTTCACATTTTGGTGGCCGCCTTGTAAATTCTTATGGCTCAGGTTCTAACAAAGTTCGATTAGGTGTATTAGCATCATCAACTGATGGTTATTACACAGGTAATACGATTTATTTTAATACTGGTACAGGCGGTTCTGCAACCATTACAAATTACATTGGTGCGAATCAAACAGCATTCTTGTCAACATCAGTAGTAACTGCAAATGCAGATATTTACTCAATAGGTTCATTTACTACCGATGAGGTTGGTGCTTTCTACGGTATATTTAATTTACCGAGAAATGTATTTCATACAGGCCAAAGAGTATTCCGTGTTGATAATGGTGTAAATGCAAATCCAAGTTCTTCAACATCATTTGCACAAAGCACATATTTTGCAGAAGGATTACAAACAACGCAACAATCACTTGATTTTGGTGCTTCACCTGCGGGCGCTAGAGGAACATTCACATCAACACAGAATAGAAATGTTACTTCAACTGTAACTAATTATAGCCCTTATGATCCAGTTGCACAAACATTTATCATTTCTAAAGATAATTATCCAAATGGTTTATTTTTGGATTCTGTCAAAGTTTTCTTTAGAACTAAAGCAACAGATAATACTCCAGTTACTTTTTCAATTGTAGGTACATTAAATGGTTATCCAAATGGTGAAACTTTGAATCATTCTATTGTTACTTTAGATCCGAGTGATATTGTTGTTTCAGAATTTCCACAATATTTGGATACTACAGCTTCAACTAAATTTACATTTAATTCACCAATCTATATTCAACCTGGTGTAATGTATGCATTTATGTTGAAAACAAATAGTAACGAATATACATTATGGTCTGCTGCTGGTGGTGATACTGCTGTGGCTTCTTCTATCAAGAATCAGCCAACTGATGCAACACCTTCAACACTCACCAAAATTGGTTCTGCACCATATGTTGGTTCATTGTTCTTGTCACAAAATGCACAAACATGGACTACTGACCAGAATCAATCATTGATGTTTACTTTGGATCGTTGCGTATTTAATACAAATGCGGCTCCAACAATTGCTTATGTTGTTCCTAAAAAATTGCCACAAAGAACATTGATTGACCAATCATTGCAGTATTATCTAAATGCAAATAATATTTCAATTACTGCTGATGCCGTTTCAAACAATGATATTTTGGTTGATGCATTTAATATTACTACAACCGACTTTGTTCCAACAACAACAGGAATTTCTTATTCTTATTCTGCAACATTGGCTTCTGATAGTTCAATTACACCAATCACCAACGTAACTCCAGGTAAGTTTGGTACTGCAACTTCTGAAGATGTTTATTTAAATGATGGTAAAGGCGAAAGAATTCTATTGGCAAATACCAATAATTCATTTACTTTATATGCACAATTAACATCAACCGATGATACTGTATCTCCTGTTATTTCTGATGCAGGTTTAACAACTTATGCAGTTAAATGGAATATTAATAATTGTGAATTGTCAAATAGTTTAATTACTATTACAAATGCCGGTACAAATTACAGTAATAATACTACTGGCAATACAACAATTACTATTTCTGCTCCAACAGGTAAAAACGGTGTTCAAGCTACTGCGGCTGCTAACGTAGCAAACGGAACAATTCAATCCATTTACATTACTAATCCGGGTTCTGGTTATATTACAACACCAACAATTACGATTGCTGATGCTAATACAACTCCAGGTACAAATGCTACTGCAATCTTTACTGGTGAAACTTCTGCTACTGGTGGTCCTGGTATCGCCAAGTATCTTACCAAGAAAGTTGTATTGGATGCAGGATTTGATTCTGGTGACTTAATTGTTTATCTAAGTGCTTATCGACCAGTTAATACTAATATTAATGTTTATTACAAACTTTTGAATAGAAATGATACGCAGAAATTTGAAGAAGGTCAATGGCAATTAATGACCATCATTAATTCTGGTGATTCAACCTATTCACAATTAAGAAGTGATGTATATGAATATGCATTTGCACCAGGTATCAACAATACTGCAAATGGTTATGTTTCTTATACAAGCACATCTGGCCAAAAGTATACCAATTTTAGTCAGTTTGCAATTAAGATTGTATTGACTACAACTGATAAAACTGCTGTGCCATTCTTAACTGATATGCGTGCTATTGCACTTCCTTCTAACGTAAATACAACGGTGTAATATGAGTTTAGTTCAAGTAATAGGTACAACTTTAGTTCGTGATACTAATTCACGAGCTCTTATTAACCGTGATGCAAATGGTTTACAAGAATATCAAAACAAACGCAATATTTTGGCTGCTCAAAGGCATGAAATAAATACTATGAAATCTGACATTAATGGTGTCAAAGAAGATATGCAAGAAATTAAACAACTATTGTTGCAATTATTAGGTAAATCAAATGGCTAATACGGTATCACTTTTAAGTTATGCTAATACCTTTGGTGATTGGGTTGTAACTACCAATAATCTCCTTAGAGAAAATAACGATTTAGCATCAAATAACTATATTAAACCAACAGGTACATTGTATCTGAATTCTCCTACGCTTGGTTTACAAGTTGCAAATAATGCCACTATTGCTGGTCAGTTAAGTGTTCAAGGTGTTGGTTCTTCTGCATATGTTCAAAATACACTTCGTGTTGATAGTTTAACAACTTTAGCGAGTGCAAATATTGCTAGTGCAAACATAACAGGCACAGGTACCGCATTAAGTGTTTCGAATAATGCAACGATTACTGGTTCATTAACTGTTGGTAGCACAATCACATTAAGTGGTTTATCTGTTTCCGTTACTTCAGGTCAATTAAATGCAAGCATTACAGGAAATGCACTTACTGCTAATAACGCTGTAAACGCAACAACCGTAACTAATGGTGTATACACATCAGGTTCATATGCAAATCCAAGTTGGATTACTTCTCTTGCAAATACCAAAATATCCGGTTTAATTACTTCTAATCAAATTGCAACGATTGCTAACACACAGATTACTGGTGTTTTAACTGCAAACCAAATTGCTGGTGGTGCTGTTGTTAATACACTTACCGGTACAACAAACCAAGTTACCGCAAACGTATCAACTGGTAATGTATTATTGACATTACCACAAAATATTCATACTACTGCAAATGTCAGATTCAACTCTTTAGGTGTTGGTGTTGCTGCAAATAACAATACCGGTGAAATTTTAGCTGCAAATAACATTACTTCATATTATTCTGATGACCGACTAAAAAATCGCATGGATAATATTCCAAGTGCTTTAGAAAAAGTATTATCACTTAATGGATTCTACTATAAAGCCAATGATATTGCACAATCGCTTGGTTATTCAGATAAACTTGAAGTTGGTCTTTCCGCTCAAGAAGTGCAAAAAGTGTTGCCTGAGATTATTGCAGCTGCACCTGTTGACAGTCAGTATATGACAATTCACTATGAAAGAGTAATTCCGTTGCTAGTTGAAGCAATTAAAGAATTGAGTGCGGAAGTAGAAAAACTCAAAAAGTAAAAATTCGAAATTTTGCGTTCCGGCCTCAAAATTCCGGAGGCAAAATCCAAAAGTCCAAAAAGCGAATTTACTCCTGAGCTCAATTAGGAATTAATAAATATACCATAGGAATATAATAGGAACATAAATGCCGGCCGCATACAGTAATCTATACTTAGAACAAGGTACAACATTTACCACTACCATCACACTCGATGATGTGTATGGTGAGACCTACAATCTGGCCGGTTACACCGCATCCAGTCAAATGCGTAAATCCTATTATTCCGCAAATGCTACCGCAACGTTCTCTAGTTCAATTAATGTAGGATTAGGCACAGTTACGTTGGAATTAACTTCTAATACCACAGCCAATATAGCTCCTGGTCGTTATGTATACGATGCCGTCATTTCTGATGCCAGCACCAATGTGAAAACAAGAATTTTAGAAGGAATTATAGAAGTTTCACCCCGTGTAACGAGGTAATTAATGCCAAATGTTACAGTCACACAGCCATCAGTAATTCAAGTTAGAGTTGGTACAGGAACCGTACCTACAGCTACAGGAATTAATTACGGTGGTACAAGAACACTCAAAAGTGCAACTGATTTAGAATTATTAGGCGCTCAAACTGGTGATGTTATTACCTATCAAGCAAACACCAATAGTTTTTCAGTAGTAAATGCAGGTACTTTACCATTGGATTTAAGAAATGTTGACGCTGGTACATTCTAATGGTAAATACCACAATACAAATACTCCGTTCTTATGCAAATACCAGACCAAGTGATTTGGCCGATGGTGAATTGGCGTATTCTTTTGCATCCAATACGATGTTTATTGGAAATAGTACCGGAAAGATTATTGAAATCGGTGGTCCAAATTACATTTCCAACGCTGTCATTAATCTGGTAGATGGTGGAACATTTTAATAAATAGCACATGGCAGATAAAAATAAAAAAAGGAACATGAGAGATGGCCAATACTAATATTTTAATTAAACGCTCGCTAACGACAGGTAAACCTGCCTCGTTGCAAGCTGGTGAATTTGCGTATTCATATTCATCAAATACGCTTTTCTTTGGTTCTCCAACAGGAAACGGTACGGTTAACGTAGGTGGTCAATATTATACCGCCACATTAGATGCTGCCACGACTTCTAATACTGCAAGCACACTAGTAAAACGTGACCTGAATGGTGCTTTTGCTGGTCGATTAACTGGTATTGCCGATAAAGCGGATCAATTAACTAACTCCAGAAACTTCTCAATTTCTGGTACCGATATTACTGCAACTGCACAATCATTTAATGGCACAGGTGATGTAACATTAAATGCTGCTCTCAATGCTGTTCCTGGTCTTTCTGCTGGTTCATACGGTTCTACTACTGCGATTCCTGTTTTAACCATTGGTGCTAATGGTCGTGTTCTTGCTGTTTCTACCGCAGGTATTACAACATCATTTACTGTTGCTGCTGATGGGGGTTCAAATCAAACTGTTTCTGGTGGTGATACATTAACACTCGTTGGTGGTGCAGGTATTACTTCAACAGCAAGTGCAACTGACATAGTAACTTTTGACGTTGACAACACAGTTGTTCGTTCCAATACTGCAATTAACAATCAAACTATTAATAGTTCATTGTCCATTAATGGTAACTTAAACGTTCTTGGTACACAAACATATGTTAATACCAATACATTAAACGTAGCTGATCCATTAATCTATCTTGCTGCAAATAATTCTACATCTGACATTGTTGACATTGGTTTTGCTGGACGTTATTTTGATGGTGCTGCTGTAAAGCAAACCGGTTTATTCCGTGACGCTGGTAATAAACAATACTATGTATTTGATAACTACACTCCAGCATTAGATGCTAACAATGATATTAATGCTGCTGATTCAAGTTTCCGTGTTGCAACATTAAATGCCAATTTAACTTCACAACAAGCAACAATTACAACTGCTAATATTACTGCAACAACGATTGCTACTGCAAACGTATCAGGTAACTTAAGCATTGTTGGTGACACATACCACACAGGTAAAATTGTTGTCACAGGTACTACAACATTAACTGGTCAAGCAAATACAACCAATGACTTAGGTGTTGGTGGTAATTCTTATGTAACAGGTAATCAAAGAGTTGGTGGTACATTAAACGTAACTGGCGCAACAACATTAGTTGCTTCTTCCAATACTACAAACGACTTAGGTATTGGCGGCAATTTATATGCAGCTAACAAATTAGTTGTTACTGGTACCACAACATTAACCGGCCAAGCAAATACGACCAATGATTTGGGAGTTGGTGGTAATGCTTACATTACTGGTACATTAAGAGCGGCTTCATTATCATTAACTGGCGCACTTACTGTGCCAAATGGTGGTACAGGTGTTACATCATTCTCTAGTGGCGGTTTGTTAATTGGTAATGGCACAGGCGCAATTAATCAGTTAGCAAATACAACATACACAGTAACAGGAACTCCTGCTGCAAATAATACAGTTACTTCGATGACTGTTGATGCTTATGGTAGAACAACTGCAAAAACATATGCTGCGATTGCTGGATTAACAGTAGGTCAAGGCGGTACTGGCGTATCATCATTTACTACAAACGGTATTACATATGGTAATGGAACAGATGCAGTTCAAGTTACTGCTGCGGCAGGTACTTCTGACCAAACTTTCAGTAACCAAATTCTTACTGTTACTAATGCTGGTGTGCCAGTATGGTCAACGGCTCTTGATGGAGGCCAGTTCTAAATACTTTGTAATTAATTTATAATAAGGAGTTTGAAATGAGTGGTGAAAATTATTCGAATTACTATGTTGAAATATTAACTTCTACAATGACTGATGTTATTGTTAGAAACATTTCAATGCAGGCAAATGCAAGAGTTAGTGAAGAAATAATTAATGAACAGGCAAAAAGAATTAAGGAATTATCAGAAAGTGTGTCGAATAATAACACACAAAATGCTTCTGAGGTTACTAAATTAAATGATACCATTAAGCAATTAAATGCTGAATTGGATGAATTGAGAAGGCAACGTGGTGAATTTGAAAGTGTAAAAAGCCAAGCGCAACACGTTGATACTTTTAGAAATGAGTTGTTAAAAGAACGGGATAGTCATCAAAATACCCGTAATGATTATGAACAAAAGATTAAAAATTTAAATGATACAATTGAGTATTTGCAATTAACTCCTGCCAAGCGTAAAAAACTTGATGATGCGAAACAAACTAAAACAGTAGATGTTTTTTCAGCCGAATCAACAGATACAATAAAGGATGGCGGAAGTTTTTAAGTAGATGGCAAATACAACAATACGTTTAAGAAAATCAGGTGTAACAAGTAACGTACCGGTTTCCCTAGAATTAGGTGAATTGGCGTTAAACTATGCCGATGGTAAGCTGTATTATAAAAATGCTTCAGGTGTAATTACCTATATCTCTAGTGGCGCAACAACAAATTCTTTTGCCACAATCAATTCAAACTCCAGTTTAATACTTGCAACCAGCAATACAGATATTTTAACTCTGGTTGGTTCCAATAATATTACAATTAATAGCAATACTGGTACTAAAACAATTACTATTGGTGCAAGTTTAACGAGTTCATTATTTGCTAACAGTCCAAACATTGGAGCTTCGGCAAATGCAACGGCTCAATTATATGATTTAGTTACTACTGCTCAAGGTGTTGCCACATACGCTGCAAATCAAGTAAGTTATCTTAATGCATATTCAAATGCGGCATATGCACAAGCCAATACGGCAACTAATTTAGCACAGTTAGCATTTAATAAAGCGAATACTGGTAGTTCAAATAATATCTTTGCCAATACAATTACAGCAAACTCTGTAGGATTAATTCCGTTAACAATAAATCTTATTGGTGCGGGTGGTAATCAAAATACTGCAATATTAGCAACCGGTTCAAACACTAAAGGTGGTATTGGTTACTTTGATTTTTTACTAGCAAATAATCAAAGTGGTTCTGCCAATAATTCAAACAAATATTTTCGATTAGATTCTACTGGACAATTTCAAATTATTAACTCTGCATACACGCAGAACCTTTTTAATTTAGATGATATTGGTAATTTAACCATACCAGGAAACTTTATTGCTGGTGTATCTAGTGCTAACTATATTCAATTTGGTGATGGCACAAAACAATATACAGCCAACGCTGGTAGTTCGGGTGCAACTGATGCTACTGCAAGAGCAGCAGCTCAAGCAGCTTTTAATACTGCCAATTTAGCCAGTTCAAATACTGTTTATACGCAAGGTGTTGATGTTACACAAAACACTAGAATCAATTCTATTGAAACAATCAATACAAATCAAAACACAACGATTGCAATTATTCAAAGTGTTGACTTAACACAAAATACTAGATTAGATGGTATTGAAGGTACTAACCTTACACAGAATACTAACATTACTACTGCCAATAATGCAGCTTGGGCTGCTTATGCTGCTGGCAATACAAATGCAACCAACATTACTTTAGTTAATCAATATGCTGCAAGTGCTTACAATCAAGCCAATGTAACAATTGGTGTAGATACTACTCAAAATACTGCAATTAGTATTATTCAAGGTGTTGACCTTACGCAGAATACTAGATTAGATGTTATCGAAGGTGTTAATCTTACACAAAATACTAACATCACCGCAGTAAATCAGTTTGCACAATCAGCATATAATACAGCTAACACCAAATTTAATTCTTCTGGCGGTAATATTACTGGTGCAGTTACCATCTCAGGTAACAATAACCTTACTGTAACGGGTAACTTGTATGTTACCGGTACACAATTTGTTTCAAACACACAAGCATTTAACATACAAGATCCTTTATTGGTTTTAGGTGTAGGTAATTATACATCAGATGTTCTTGATATTGGTTTTGCTGGACACTATAATGATGGAACAAATGCTCATAGCGGTCTTATTCGAGATTATGGAACTAAAGAATATTATTTCTTTAAAGGTTACACACCAGAACTTGATACAAATAACAACGTAGATATTAATCATGCATCATTTTTAACTGCAAACGTAAACGCTTCTTTCTTCAAAGGCAATCTTGTTGCAAATTCTGTTATAGTTAATGGAGCAGTATCAACCAGCAATACAACTGGTGCTCTTGTAGTTTCTGGTGGTGTTGGTGTCAAAGGTAACGTAGCAACTGATGGAATTATCTTTGCTGACGGTACAAGGCAAACAACTGCTGCAACCGGTACTGGTGGTTCTGATAGTTCTTCATTAACATCTTGGACAGTTATTAATTCCAACTATACTGTTGGTAATAACATTCAATTATTGGCCAATTCTACTGGCGGCACATTCACTATTACTTTACCTGCATCGCCTGTAACTAGTAACGTTATTGTAATTGCTGACGGTTGTGCTCCAAATACTGGTTGGTCTAACAACAACGTATTAGTTAATCCAAACGGTAGAACAATTGAAGGTATCGCAGATACATTAGCACTTAATATTTCACAATCAAGTGTATCTTTAATCTATGATGGTGCAACATGGCAAGTAGTATCTTCTACTGGTCCTAAAGGTGATACTGGTACTGCCGGTCCTGCTGGTGCAACTGGTAACACAGGTCCTGCTGGCGTTGGTTCAAATGCAACACAAAGAATTTATCGTTTTAATGCAACCAATAATCAAACTATATTTGTTGGTTCTGATGCATACAGTCAAACATTAAGTTATAACGTCAATGCACTTTCTGTATATTTGAATGGTGTATTTTTAAGACCAACAGAAGATTACTTCGCCAACAACGGCACAACAATTACATTAACTTCTGGTTCTTTTGCTAACGATGCATTGGATGTTATTACATTCCAAAGTATGTCATTGACTGCTGCACAGAATACAATTACCACATACACCTATACTGCAAGTAATAATCAAACTTCTTTTGGTGGTACAGATATTAATGGTCTGTCATTAAATTACAATCCAAATAATTTGTTTGTAACACTCAATGGTCTTACACTTAGAAATGGTACAGATTACTTACAAACAAATACTTCATTCATTCAATTAACTTCTGGTGCTTTGGCCAACGATGAATTAAGTATCGTTGCGTTCGGTTCATTTAATGTTCAAGGACAAAATACACAGAATACTATTTCAACATATTATTACACCAGTACCGCAGGTCAAACCAACTTTACCGGCTCAGATATATATGGTAACAGTTTATCGTATATGCAAGATGGTTTGATTGTTGTTCGTAACGGTTCAACACTCAGAAACAAAATAGATTATACTGCAACAAATGGAACATCAGTTTCATTGGCAAATCCATCTTATGCAAATGATGAAATTGCGATTACTGCTTTTGGTAATTTTAGTGTTGCTGCAAATGGTTATACACAAGTAGAAGCAAACAATTTATTTTTAGCCAAGGCCGATGCAAACAATATTTTTGCAACAACGGCAAATACATACACAAAAGCACAAGCCAACACACAGTTCTTGGCAACTTCTGGTGGTTCTGTAACGGGTAACACATACTTTAGTGCAAATACATTCTTTAATTCTACCATTTTTACTAAAGGTATTATTGAAACTGCAAATATCATTGCAACTCCAATTGGTGCAAACACAAACTTTGATATTATTACACAAGCAGTTCAATATTATACTGCAAATGCGGCATCCAATACAACAATAAATATTCGTGGTAATAGTGTAACCCCATTGAATAGTCTAATGAACACCGGTAATACCGCATCAATTGTTTTGTTGTTTACAAATGGTGCAAACACATATTATCCAAATGTTATTCAAGTTGATGGTTCACCTGTAACTCCTAAGTGGCAAAGTGGCACAACAGTAACCGCAGGAAATTCTGCTGCAATTGATTCATATCGATTTACAGTTATTAAAACTGGTAATGCAACATTTACTGTTCTTGCAAGTCAAACTAAATTTTTATAGAGGTAATTAATGCCTTTATTAGCAACATTTGGTGCAAGTTCAATGAAACGATATGGGTTTACTTCAGGTAAAGGTCCATACATCATTAATTATTTGGCTGTTGCTGGTGGATCAGGTGGATCAGGTGGCGGTGGTGGTGCAGGTGGACCACAAAGTGGCGCAACAAACACCGGTGGTGGTGGAGCAGGTTATTATGGTGGTGGAGGTTCAGGCATTGTAATCTTTTCTGTACCAACAGGATCATATTCTGGAATTACAACAGGCACTCCAACCATTACAACAAGTGGATTAAATACAATTATACAATTTACAAGTAGCGGATCATTCATAACATAAAATGAGTAAAACAAGAAACTTAGCTAATTCGGCGCCACAATTTAATTCATTAATTGTTCCTACTGGCAACACAGCACAGAGGCCAGCAAATACTGCCGGCCAAATTCGTTTTAATACAGATTTAGGTACATTAGAGAGTGCTAACGGAGTATATTGGGCAAACGTAGGTTCAGGTGCAGCAAGTTCGGGTGGTGTATTGTGGCAAACGGTACAAAATACCAGTTTTATTGCCGTTAGTGGAAACGGATACACAGTTAATACGGCTTTAGCAAACGTAACTGTTACTTTGCCGGCAAGTCCAACAGTAGGAAGTCTACTAACATTTATTGATTACAACCAATCTTTCAGTTCAAACAATTTAATTTTATTTCCAAACGGAAATAAAATCCAAGGTAATACATCTAATGTAAGATTTGATACAAATGGCCAAGCAATTAATCTTGTTTATGTTGATGCAACAAAAGGATGGCTCAATTATTCATCTGGATATTCTGTTGGAAATTATTCAATTGATTATTTGATGATTGCCGGTGGTGGTTCAGGTGGAACAAATAACGGAGGAGGAGGCGGTGCTGGTGGAGTATTAACTGGTGCTTCTTTGTTGGTAACACCAGGAACATCTTATAGTTTTGTTATTGGTGGTGGCGGTGCATCCGTTCCTGCTGGCACCAATGCAAACGGAAACGCTGGTACTAATACTACTGCATTTAATTTGGCAGCAATTGGCGGCGGTTACGGCGGAGGAAATAACGGCGGCGTTGCTAATGCTGGTGCTGGTGGATCCGGTGGTGGAGGAGGAAACAACGGCGGTGGTGCTGCAGGTTCAGGAACTTCAGGTCAAGGAAATCCTGGAGGATTAGGATATGCACCGGTTTATTACGGTGGTGGCGGAGGTGGTGGCGCAAGTTCCTCAGGAGCAAACGCTAATGGATCAAATGCAGGTAATGGAGGAAGTGGATACACTTGGTCAAATGGTTCAACGTATGCGGGAGGTGGTGGCGGCGCAATATCATCTCCTTCATCAGCTGGTTCTGGAGGATCCGGAGGAGGCGGTGGTGGAGGAGTAAATGGCGGAGCACCAGCTGCTACTAGCGGATCAGTTAATACAGGAAGCGGTGGTGGAGGTTCTGGTTCTGGTGTTTCTGGATCTGGTGGTTCAGGTGTGGTAGTTGTTCGTTATTTAAGTCCTGTTGCAAGAGGCACCGGTGGAACTATTTCACAATCAGGTGGTTTTACATATCATACCTTCACTTCATCGGGAACATTCATAGCATAAAATGAGTAAAACATCAACACTAGCAGATATCGTTTCAGCAAATTCTACATTGATTGTTCCTACTGGTAACACAACTAGTAGGCCAGCAAACACCGCAGGTTCAATTCGTTTTAATACAGATTTAAATACTTTAGAATCGGCCAATGGTGTTGCTTGGGCCAACGTAGGTTCTGGTAGCGCATCGAGTGGCGGTGGAGTTTCTTGGCAACCGGTACAAAATAACAATTTTATTGCAATAAAAAATAACGGATATTTTGTTAATACAGCAGTTGCAAACGTAACAGTAACTTTACCAGCAATAGCTACAATAGGTGATATAATTAATATTACAGATTATGCTGGTTACTTTAGTTCAAATAATTTAATAATTTATCCTAACGGAAATAAAATACAAGGTAATACATCAAACGTTGTTGTTGCTGCAAGTGGCGCTTCTATTGGATTAGTTTATGCTGATGTTAATAGAGGTTGGATTGGTTATAGTGGATTTCCTAGTTCAATTATTGGACCATATGCAATTGATTATTTACTTGTTGCCGGTGGTGGTGGCGGAGCAGTTGGTGGTGCTGGAGCTGGAGGTGTAGTATCAGGTACAGCTGTAACTGTATTACCAGGAACTTCTTATACAATTACAGTTGGATCAGGTGGTGCTGCGGGAGCGTACCCATCAACCGCCGGTGGTAATGGTGGCAATTCTTCTATTCCTGGATTTACTGCGGCTGTTGGTGGTGGTCGTGGAGGTTATCAAAACGATAACGTTGCAAATGGTTCGGGATCAAGCGGTGGATCTGGTGGTGGAGCATCAAGAAGTAGTAGCGTATCTCCAACTGGAGGAGCAGGAACTTCCGGACAAGGAAATCCAGGAGGAAATTGCAACACATCAGCACCTTATCCAGCTGGCGGAGGTGGTGGAGCCGGAGGTAATGGTTCTCCAGGATCAGGTTCACAACATGGACCAGGAGGATCAGGAATAACAAATAGTATTAGTGGTTCTTCTGTGACTTATGCTGGCGGCGGTGGAGGTGGTGGCGGATCAAATTTTGGTGGCAATGGTGGATCCGGAGGCGGCGGTGCCGGAAGTCAAAATGGCCAAGGTGGAAATGGTACATCCAATACTGGCGGTGGTGGAGCAGGATCAAATGAATCTTTTTTTGGTGGCACAGGTGGTTCTGGTGTCGTAATCATTCGATATTTGGGATTACAAAGAACAACCGGAGGAAATGTATCATCTTCAGGGGGTTATACAATACATACTTTTAACTCATCAGGAACATTCGTAGCTTAAAATGACTATCTATCAAAATCTTATCGCAGGCTCAGGATTTCTACAAGGTCCAACAGGTGCCACAGGTCCAGCAGCCAATACAACTATTACAACATATCAGTTTGTTGCTACTGCTGGTCAGTCGGTATTTTCTGGATCAGATGCAAACTCAAACTCATTAACATATACAGTAAATGGCATCGTTGTAACTCTTAACGGCGTTGTATTAAAAAATACTAATGAATATACTGCAACAAACGGAACAAGTATTGCATTGGTATCTGCGGCTTCAACTGGCGATGAATTAAATATCTATACGTTCCCAGCATACAATGTGGCAAATGCATTAACACCAGCACAAGCAAATACAATATTTTTAGATAGAACAACTGCCAACTTAATTTATTTTTTACAATCTGGTGGTACACTTACAGGCAACGTAAGTTTTGCCAATGGTGCAAACTTATTGGTACCAGTAGGTAATACTGCACAAAGACCTGCAGCATCTCCTGGCTATATCAGATACAACACAGATTTAAATACACTTGAATCAGCCAATGCAACGGCATGGGCAAACGTAGGTTCAGGATCAGCAAGTAGTTCTGGTGGAGGTGGTGTTTCTTGGCAACCAATACAAAATACAAATTTTATTTCAGTTAAAAACAATGGATATTTGGTCAATACATCCACGGGTAATGTTACTATAACTTTACCAGCGGCGCCAACTTTAGGTGATATTGTAACGATAGTTGATTATGCCGGTGTTGCAAGTGCCAATGCTTTTATACTTTATGCTGCCGGAAATAAAATTCAAGGCAACACATTAAACGTCAATGTTCAATCAAGTGGCTCAGCGTTAGGATTAGTGTATACTGATTCAACAAGAGGATGGATTCCTTATTCTGGATTTTCAACATCACCAATTGGAAATTATTCAGTTAGTTATTTGATTGCTGCTGGCGGTGGTGGCGGATGTACACAACACGGCGGTGGTGGCGGTGCTGGAGGTTTATTAACTGGTACAGTCACATTAATTCCCGGAACTACTTACACGGTTACAGTTGGGGCTGGAGGCGCCGGTGTCCCATCTGCAAGCGCACAAGGTCAAGTAGGTACACAAGGCGCAAGCTCTTCATTAACTGGTTTAACTACCGCTATAGGCGGTGGTGGTGGCGCAGGGTATAATGCTGGAGGAGGAGTAAGTGGAGGTAGTGGTGGTTCTGGCGGCGGCGGCGGTACTTCGGAAAGTAGTGCTGGTGCTGGTGGGTCAGGAACATCAGGACAAGGAAACGCTGGCGGTCAAGGACAAGGAAACGCTAACCCATATAAGGGTGGTGGCGGCGGCGGTGCCGGATCAGTAGGAGGAAATGGCACAGGTTCACCACTAGTTGCTGGTGTTGGTGGTGATGGTTTAGCCTCATCTATCACAGGAACATCTACTTATTATTCTGGCGGAGGAGGTGGTGGTTCTTATGGAGGTGCATCACAAACTGGCGCCGGTGGTTTAGGTGGTGGTGGAACGGGTGGTTGGCAAACAACTATTAATCCTACAGCAGGTACAACAAATACCGGTGGCGGTGGTGGTGGTGCTGGCAGTAGTGCTGTTACTGGCGGTAGTGGTGGATCGGGCATTGTAATCATTCGTTATCTTGGACCACAACGAGCTTCGGGTGGTACAATTACTTCTTCCGGAGGATACACCATACATACCTTCACATCTTCAGCAACTTTTGTAGGCTAAGAGAATATAAATGGCAAAGTCAAGAAATCTAGCAAACACATCCGTATTAGGTACACCAACTACATTGGTTGCTACTTATGATGCTAACACTACATCAACAGGATTTTTGCAAGTATCAGTAGGCTCGACTGCACAAAGGCCTTCTACAAATACCAAAGGTTATATTAGATATAACACCGATTTGAATACATTAGAATCAGCTAATGGTACAGCATGGGCTAACGTAGGTTCAGGTAGTGCAAGTGGTGGTGGAGTTACTTGGATTCCAACAGTTCAAAACACCAGTTTTATCGCAGTAAAAAATAATGGTTACTTAGTTAATACTGCAACAGGAAATGTAACAGTAACATTACCAGCAAGTCCAACATTAGGTGATAATATTACTTTTGTGGATTATGGTGGTAATTTTAGTTCTAACGGATTAATTTTCTTTCCAAATGGTAGTAGAATAAACGCCAACACAGTCAACGTTGCATTAACAACAAGCACAGCTTCTGTTGGTCTTGTATATACGGATAATAATAAAGGTTGGGTTGCATACAACGGATTCCAAAGTTCACCAATTGGAAATTATAATATTGAATATTTGGTTATTGCTGGTGGCGGAGGAGGTACTGCGGGTTATGCTTCTGGTGGAGGTGGTGCCGGCGGAATGATATCTGCAACTACTACTATATTGTCAGGAGTAACTTATTCAGTAACAATTGGTGCTGGAGGTTCTGGTATGACAGGAAGTTCTGGTGTTGGATGGAGAGATACGTTTTCACCTAGTGGAACAAATTCATCCATTGGAGCTTTAGTTACAGCACTAGGTGGTGGAGGTGGCCGTAGTAACGCTGGAGGTACTGTGGCACCAAGTGGTGGATCAGGAGGTGGAGGATGTAGCTCTACGGCAGGAGGATCAGGAACACCAGGACAAGGAAACTCAGGAGGAACCGGTTCATCTCACGGCGGCGGTGGAGGCGGAGGTGCTGGCGGCGCAGGAGGTAATGGATCTGGCGCATCTCCTACAGTTACCGGAGGTAACGGCGGTAGTGGTGCAACTAGCAGTATTTCTGGAACAACATTAACTTATGGCGGCGGCGGAGGAGGAGGAGTATATGTTACACCGGGTCCAGGAGGAACCGGCGGTTTAGGTGGATCAGGAGGCGGCGGTGCAGCCGGAGTAAACAGTTGGTCATCAGGATCCGCAGGTACAACAAATTTAGGAGGCGGTGGTGGTAGTGGTGGAGGTTACGAACCCACAGTATTATTACCCGGTGCTGCTGGTGGATCCGGTGTTGTAATCATTCGTTATTTTGGACCACAACGAGCTTCAGGCGGTACAATAACACAAACTGCTGGTTACACAATTCACACATACACTTCATCAGGAACTTTTGTATCTTAATCCACAACGTAAATAAATAGAGTATCATGACAAAGAATCGTAACCTAGCCGCAATGTTGCCTGATGGCAACGCAATGATGGTACCGCAAGGTAATACTGCTCAACGCCCAGCAAATACTGCTGGTATGATTCGTTATAATACAGATTTAAACTCACTTGAATCTGCTAACGGACAATATTGGGCTAACGTAGGTTCTGGTGGTGCCGCAGTATCAAGTGGTGGCGGTGGTGCCACAAACGGAATATTTTATGAAAGTAGTAACACAATTACTGCTTCATTTACAGCAACAGTAGGTAAAAATTATTTGTCGGTAGCACCTATTGTTCATACATCAGGTGTAGTAACAATTGCAAATTCAATTTGGAAAATTGTTTAAGAGGAAATTATGGCATTAGTATTTGACCCAGCAGGAATAGGATTTTATGATACAGGATCAGGTGCTCTAGGATTACCTAGAGGTTCAACCGCTCAGCGGCCAGTAAATCCTCGTCAAGGCTTTATTCGGTATAATACCGATTTACAGAACATTGAAATCTATGGCGTTGGCGCAAACAGTTCAGCCAATATTGCCAATTCTTGGGGAACATTCGTTTCAGGAAATTACTTAGCATCCGTATTAATTGTTGCTGGTGGTGGTTCATCGAGTGGTGGTGGAGGTGGTGCTGGTGGTTTGTTATACACTACTGCAATGTCACTCGAAGGTGGCCGAAGCTATCCCGTTACTGTTGGTGGCGGTGGCAATAGTAGTAACGGAGGCATTAGTCAATTTAACGGCGTAACTGCAATTGGTGGTGGACAATCTGGTACAATTGGAGGTTCCGGTGGCGGTAATAGCTGGAGCGGACACAATCAATGGGGGCCTGTTGTTCCTGGAACTTTTGGCCAAGGAAATCCTGGTGGCGTAGGTTATCACAACCAAGATTGGGGTCACTCATACGGAGGTGGTGGTGGAGCCGGCGCTTCGGGTGGTTGGGGAACATCAGGACCAGGAGGCGCTGGAGGTTCTGGTGGCTCAGGTGCAGCATACTCAATCCGTGATGGTGCAACATCTGTATACTATGCCGGCGGTGGCGGTTCAGGCCAAGGTGCTAGAACACACTATGGCGGAGGCGGTGCTGGTGGAGGTGGTGGTGGCGGATCTTCAGGCTTAGATAATTCAGGTGGTGGCGGTAGCGCAAATCTTGGTGGCTCAGGTATTGTAATCATTTCATATGCTGGATATCCAAGAGCTCTTGGTGGTGCAACTTACTTTAATCAAGGTTCTAATCCAACAAACACATTTACAACACATACGTTTTTATCTTCAGGCACTTTTATAGCTTAATAAATTATTAAAAGGAATTAAAAATGGCTTTAATCTACGATGCAACAGGTATAGGATTTTATGATACCGGAACCGGTGCTTTAGGTCTTCCTAAAGGATCAACTGCACAACGACCAGCCAACCCATTACAAGGTTATATGCGTTTCAATACCGATTTGAACGTGGTTGAAATTTTTGGTAACACCGCCAATACTACCAATGCAAATAACTGGGGAATCTTAACAACTTCAACATATACAGCACAAGTATTATTAGTTGCTGCAGGTGGTGCTGGTACAGGTGGTGGCGGTGGTGGTGCCGGTGGAATGATTTACAATAGCGCACAAATTATTACATCAGGTCAAACTTTAAGTGTTGTAGTTGGCGCAGGTGGTTCTAGTAGCGGCGGCGCCACCTCGTTTAACGGCGTAACTGCTACCGGTGGTGGAGCATCTGCCACAGTAGGTGGTTCAGGTGGCGGCACCGGATGGAACGGACACAATCAATACGGATCTCCTGTATCAGGTACATCAGGTCAAGGAAATCCTGGTGGTACAGGTTACCACAATCAAGATTGGGGTCACTCATACGGAGGTGGCGGAGGTGCCGGTGCGGCTGGTGGTGCCGGAACATCAGGACCTGGAGGCGCTAGTGGTGGTGGTGGAATAGGAGTGCAAAACTCAATTACTGGCACATCTACATACTATGCTGGCGGTGGAGGAGGAACACAAGGCGGTAGAAGCCATTACGGTGGAGGCGGCCAAGGTGGTGGATCCAGCAACGGCAACGGAACTCCAGGATTAGGTGGCGGAGGTAATAATGGCCAAGGCGGATCAGGTACCGTAATTATTGCTTATCTCGGAGCACAACGAGCTTCAGGTGGTGTTGTTACAACTTCTGGTGGATATACTATTCACACTTACACATCATCTGGTAATTATTATTCTTAATATAAATTATGGCCACAACTGAAGAACTGGCGGCCGCAGCCAATGCTGCAATTGAAGCAAGTGCCTCAGCATTAGTGGACTTAGCAAAACAAGTTGTTACATTACAGGTACAACAAAGTGCGGCCAACATTGCTGTTAATAATCAGATAAGTATTATTACGGCACCCAATACAGATATATTTTATTTGTATTCTGACCATGGTGTGGTCAATGTTGGTGCTGCGAATGGTGGAATTATATTTCCGACAGGAACAACGGCAGAAAGACCACTTAATCCACAAGGTGGTACAGTTCGATACAATAGTAACTCTAGTTCCTTAGAGATATATACAACTAAGTGGCAGGATGTTGGAACAGGAGCAGCAGGTGGTAGTGGAGGTGGTGCTGGTGCAATTGGTGGAGTGTTTTATGAAAACTCAAATACAATTACTTCAACCTTTACATCAACACCAGGTAAACAAGTTTATAGTGCCGGAACACTTACATTGTCCGACCCAACAGTAACAGTTACAATTGCAAACGGTTCTATTTGGACTGTAATTTAAAAGAGGCAAACAATGGCATTAGTATTTGATTCAGTAAACGGATTTCGGGACACAGGTACCGGTGCGTTAACTTTACCTTCAGGAACAACTGCTCAAAGACCACAAAGTCCTGTTTATGGAATGATGCGTTACAATACTGATAATGCTATCATTGAATCTTATGGTCAAACTGCCAATGGTGTAGGTTGGTCTGTATTCACCAACGGAACATTTCAAGCTGAAGTATTGATGGTTGCTGGTGGCGGAGGTGGTGGCGGCGCATCTTGGTGCGGTAGTGGCGGTGGTGCAGGTGGTTATTTGTATATCAATGCACAAAATATTAATCCAGGTACAACATATCCAATCGTTATTGGTTCTGGGGGTGGTGCAGGTATTGGATCAAGTTCAAGCGGATACAACGGAGTAAATACAACCGCATTTTTACAAACTGCTATTGGTGGCGGCGCAGGAGTAATTGATTCACAAAGTGGACAACCGGGAGGATCCGGTGGCGGTGCAGCAACTTCTAATCCTAGTTATCCAGGAGGAGCAGGAACAGTAGGCCAAGGAAATGCCGGAGGTTCCGTTTCTCCTGGTGGTTACGCAGGTAATGGTCGATTTGGTGGTGGAGGCGGTGGTGCCGGTGCACCAGGAACAAATTCAAACCCAAGTAATAATGCTTCGGGTCCCGGCGGTGTAGGAATAACAACTTCAATTTCCGGCACTTCTGCAACATATGCTGGTGGTGGTGGAGGCGGCGGAGTTCAAAACGTTCACAACGCACCAAATTATTATTCTTCCAATGGTGCCGGTGGTGCTGGTGGCGGTGGTGCGGGAGGTTATGGAATAGCAGGTTCGGCTGGCCAAGCAAACTTAGGTGGCGGCGGTGGCGGTGGTGGAAGTTATTATGACCCCACTCTCTATGGCCGTAATGGTGGTGCAGGTGGATCCGGTGTAGTTGTCATTCGATATCCAGGAGCACAGAGAGCAACAGGCGGTACGTCAGTAATAACTTCTGGTGGTTTTACTGTTCACACATTTACAGCATCAGGAAATTTTATTACTTAATTATTGATTGGATTTTATTATGTTTAAGAATTATTATTGGTTTTGGGAAAGTGAAATAAAAGAAGAATATTTGGATAAATGGTTATCAGAATATTTTGATGAAACCAAAGTTGAAAATGCCACAATTAATGTTGATACGGCAAATAAAAAATTTGATTTAGATGAATCGATTAGAAAAACACAAATTGTTTGGGTAGAACCAGCAACAGAAATGTTTGATACAATTTTTAATTATATACAAACAGCAAACAAAAGTGCTGAATGGAATTTTGATTTATCTGGTATGGAAAATGTGCAGTTAGGTAGATATACTACTGGTGGTTTTTATGATTATCATATGGACACATTTGCACCAGATGAAGGTAATTGGCAACGTAAATTGAGTTGTTCGATTCAAATGACAGACCCCGATACATATGAAGGTGGGGAATTAATTTTAAAAACAGGCAAGAACGAAACGGACACACACACGTTTTCTAGGAAGCGTGGAAGTGTAATCGTGTTCCCTTCGATGGTTTATCATAAAGTAACACCAGTAACAAGAGGTACACGGTATTCAGCAGTAGCTTGGATGCGAGGCCAAGCATTTAAATAAATATAACATAGTCTATTCAAGGAGAGAAGTAAAAATGGGACACTATGCAAAAGTAGTAAGCGGTGAAGTGGTTCAAGTTATTGTTGCTGAACCAGATTTCTTTAACAGTTTTGTTGACACATCACCAGGTGAGTGGATTCAAACGTCATATAATACCCGTGGTGGTGTTCATTATGTACCAAACAGCAATCCACCAGTACCGTCAGATGACCAATCTAAAGCTTTGCGTGGAAACTATGCGGGTTTAGGGTTTACATATGACCGTGAAAAAGATGTTTTCATTCCACCAAAACCATATCCATCATGGGTATTGAATGAAACAACAATTTCTTGGGAACCACCTAATCCTCCTGGTCCAATGCCTGATGTTTCAACAGGAACATATGCATGGGAAGAAGCAAACACTTCTTGGGTTATGATTGCTGGCCCACACATTGCTAATACTTAATTAGTAATGGTTTATAAGACCGGCTACGGCCGGTCTTTTTCTTTGGCCTATTGAAAGGCACATCCTAGGCTTAATAAATACCTCATAATAAAGAGGAACAAAAATGCCAACCATTTCCAACCGAGCAGATTTCAAGAATTATTGCCTACGCAGATTGGGTTTTCCTGTCATTGAATTGAACCTTGACGAGGACCAAATTGAGGACCGTATTGATGATGCGTTACAATACTGGCAAGATTACCATTTTGATGGTATGCAAAAGGTATATTACATCAAGAAAATTGGTCAAACCGAAATCAATCAAAAATACCTAGATTTAACGGATGCCAAAGATACTTCCAATAACCACATGGAAATTGTTGGCGTTACCAGAATATTTCCGGTACAAGATAGTCAGGCAACTATCTCTATGTTTGACCTAAGATATCAACTTAGATTAAACGAACTCTACGACTTCACCTCCGCCTCTTACATCAATTATACCTTAACAATGCAACACTTACGTTCATTAGAGTTATTATTCTCTGGAGAAGTTCCTATTCGATTCCAGAGGCATATGCAAAGGTTGTATATCGATTGGGCGTGGGGAGCAACCGAAGCACCAGTTGGTACAGTTGTTATTGCCGAATGTTATGCGAATATTGATCCGGCAATTTACCAAAAAGTATGGAATGACCGTTGGCTAAAAGAGTATGCTACCGCTTTGATTAAGAGAACTTGGGGAAATAACCTTAAAAAGTTTTCTGGTATTCAATTGCCAGGCGGTGTTACATTAAACGGCGATAAAATTTATGAAGAAGCTGTTGGTGAAATCGAGAAGCTTGAAACAGAGATGCAGACCGAATACGGTTCCCCGCTAGAATGGATGATGAACTAATCTAGTGGTGCTCAAATTTCCTTTTATTATAAATAAAAATAAAAGGAGTAAATTATGAAAGTTTATTGTATAGAGAATAAAGTAAATGGTAAAAAATATGTTGGAATTACCCGAGGTGAAATAATTGGAAGATTTAAACAACATAAAAAATTAACAAGAAGTCAACACAAATGCCACTTACACAATGCTATGCTTACTCATGGAATAGATAATTTTATAGTGTATGAGATTGATGAAGCCAATAACAATGAAGAACTATTTGAAAAAGAAAAGCATTGGATTAAAGTTTTAGATACCAAAAATAATGGATACAATGAAACGGATGGTGGTGAAGGTTCTTGGGGATGGAAACCAACCGAAGAGCAAAGAAAAAATAATAGTGAAAGAATTAAAAAATATTATTTAAATAATCCAGATGCTAAAAAACATTTGGCTAATAAAAGTAAAGAACAATGGAATAATCTTTCAGATGATGAAAGAAATAAAAAGATAGAACAATTTAATAAAAATAAAATTGGCAACAAAAACGCAAAAGGTAAAACTTGGAGTTTATCCAAAGAAACCAAAGAAAAAATAAGTGCAGCCAAAAAAGGTTATAAGATGTCAGATGAAACCAAAAAGAAGCTTAGTGAAAAAGCCCAACTCCGGACTGGTAGAGTGTGCTCATTGGAAACAAAAGAGAAAATGAGATTATCTGCATTAAACCGAAAGGTAGGTACCTAAAATTCCAACGAATCTATATTTTAATAACTATAAAGCTCACGGCGAGCAAAACCTCGTTGAGGATTTAATCGTTGAAAGTATAAAAATTCTTGGATTCGATGCGTTTTATCTTCCTAATGATAATGATGCAGCTAGAGATTTACTCTATGGTGAAGATCCGGTTAAAAAGTTTCAATCAGCATTTCCTTTGGAGATGTATCTTTCTTCTGA